CTGCTGCTGAGCTAATCAACGATGCAACAGGAATCTTGATTGACGCATTCTCAGATGTTGACAAAGTTCTTGCTTACCTGACTTCAAGAATCGAAGCGGCAACTCAGTTTGCTAATGAGTCTGCAATCAGAGGCGAGACCGCTGCTGCAATGGGAGCGTTAGAAACACGCAACCTGTTCCGCAGTCAGGCAGAGCTTTTGAGAACTCAGGGTGCAAACGCAGTCGGCACAATTATTAACATAAATGTCAAGACCGACTCAACGCAGTCTTTGGCAATGGTTGGAAAGACTTTGGGTAACACCATCACCAAGTATGTTTCCGCTGGTGGTCAAGTTCTAGTGAGTCCGACAAATTGAGCCAGCCAGTCCAGAAGGTAGAGCTTGGATTTGACATTCTCTCGTCAGGTCTTGGCCCTTACTTCATTCTTGACGATCCGATAAAGGGAAAGCTCAACAACACTGAATACCTTTTGGCAGGTGTCCTGTTCTTCGATGTGACGAACCTTGTGCAGTCGGTAGCAATCCAGCGAGGCAAGAACCGCCAGCTTGACCAGTTCGATTCAGGATTGGCAAATATAGTTTTCAATAACAATGACCGCACCTTCGACCCAGAGTATGCACTCTCCCCATACGCAGGGCAGATAGTCCCTAAGCGTCAGGTCAGGATTTCGTCAGGTGGGATCGTTCAGTTTGTTGGATTGGTTGATGACTGGAATCTGACCTACCAGCCGAACGGAGACTCAACCGCAGCGGCGGCTTGTTCTGATGCGACATCTTCCTTTGCCACTCAGACACTTGCGACAAGAACAAACTCAGTCCAGAAGTCAGGGGAAAGAATAAATGAAATCCTTTCTTTACCTGAAATCAACTGGCCCGTTGACCTAAGAGATGTTGACACAGGTGAAATGACACTCGGTGCAGACACTATCGCCGACAACACCAATGCTCTTACCTATCTGCGATTAGTCGAACGAAGCGAACCCGGTGCATTCTTTATCGGTAAGTCAGGAAATGTAATCTTCCGAGACCGCATTGCCGCACCGACTTCTCAAGGCGTGACCCTAGCCGATGACGGCACTGGTATCAAGTATCAGTCTCTTAGGGTGCAATACGGATCAGAACTCCTAGCAAACGAGATTGTTGTCAGCTCGGAGATAAGTTCTTACGAGGTCACAACCCTAGACCTTGAGTCAATAGACACTTATGGAATCTTCAACCTAACCCGAACCGGGCTTCTAATCAACGCTAACGGCGATGTTGATGAGCTTGCCGAGTTCTACGCAAATAAATACTCACAGCCTGAATACCGCTTTGAGTCGGTTGAGATTTTGCTTGACGAGCTGACTGATCAGGAGCAGACCGACCTGCTCGGACTTGAAATCGGCGATGTTGTAGAAATTAAATTCACCCCTAACGGCATTGTCCCGGCTATCTCCAAATACGCTGAAATCATCCGCATTGACAACTCGATTGACCTAGACAATCACATTATGTCTCTAGGCTTCTCGACCCTTGACTTTGCGCTATTAGTCTTGGATGACGCTCAGTTTGGTAAGCTAGACGCAGGCAACGCATTAGCCTTCTAATAGGAGAAACATGGCAGGTTTAGGCCGTAAAGTATTTACCGCAGGTGAGGTTCTAACCGCTGCGAATGTTCAGGATTACCTACAAGACCAAGCAGTGATGGTCTTTTCGGGAACTGCCGCTAGAGGCTCGGCCCTCGGCACTTCCGTCATCGGCGAGGGAATGGTCACATACCAGACCGACTCAAACACCATAACTGTTTATGACGGCTCAGTATGGCAGCAGGTTTATCCTGCATCGGTGACCTCAATCGCAGGCTCACAGGTTGCCTTCGGTGGAACTACAACCACAACCTCAATGACTGCCACTTCCGCACTGGACAACGGAACAATCTTTGTCAACGGAACTGCGGCTGTGACAATCACAGTCCCCGATGTCCTAACAACTTGGGACACTCTCACGATCTGGCGTAACGCTGGCGGAACTGTAACCATCGCCGCAGGAACAGGCGTGACCGACTGGGCAGGTGCAGGAACAGCGGGAACGGCCGTCACCTTCAAGATTGACCAGACTTACAATGCCGCAACTGTTCAAAAGGTTGCAGCTAATACCTACCGAGTAGTTGGAAAGATAACTGCATAATGCCTATTCCTTTAGGAGTTCTTGCTGTTGCGGGAGCAGGAGGCGGTGCAGTCGCTGGTAATGCCTATGAGCATATAGAGACGCAGATTCTCTCAAACAACACAACAACAAGTGTTGAGTTCGTAAGCAACGGAGTTTGGGCTAACTATCAGCATCTACAGCTCAGAGTTGTTGCAACTCAGTATTGGTCAAGCGGTGCTACTACTGGAGCGAATGTTAGAATTGAGCTAAATAATTCAGCGACTACCTACAGGGGGCACTTCCTAAGAGGTAATGGCACGGCTGTTGGTTCGGGCGAATACACTACTCAAACAAATTGGAACAGAACCCCAGTCAGCACTACCACTAGCCAAAATGAGTTTGGTGCTTTTGTTGTCGATATCTTAGACATAAACAATTCAAACAAAAACACTACTTTGCGGGGAATTGGTGGTATTGCCTCTAGCTTCTATTGGATTGAATTAGCATCGGGAGCATGGTTTAGCACAAATGCTGTCACTTCTTTGAAAGTTATTGCAAACGAACAGGCTTTAGGAAATAAGTCTCGCTTCTCCCTATATGGAATGAGGTCTAGCTAATGCCTACTGCTACTTATATTGCTTTGGCTAATACGACACTTAGCTCAGCAACTTCAACAGTTACTTTTTCTTCTATCCCTGCGACCTACCGAGACTTAGTTCTTGTCTGCTCGGTCAAGATGAGTGTTGGCAAGACACTCGGCATCACAATCAACGATGACACAGGCTCTAACTACTCTCATGTCTGGATGTATGGAATCGGGTCGGGGTCGGGGTCAAGCACCGCAAGCACGAACGCTCAGTATCGCTTCATGGGCGAGAATGCGAATGTCAGCACGACAAACTTTGACAACTCGCTAACCTCATTTCAGGATTACTCAGCTACGGATAAGCACAAGACCATGCTGACAAGAAACAATCAAACAGGTTCTTTGGTCGAGGCAATCGCAGGTCGCTGGGCAAACACAAACCCAATAACTAAACTTGCTTTGGCAGCTGTTGGTGGGGGTTCAAACTTTGAATCAGGTTCAACCTTTGCCCTTTACGGAATAGTGAGCTAGACATGAGTGCTTGGACAAGGATAGAACACGAAGAAGTCGGAAGTGGCGGTATTGCTGGTATTGTTTTCGACAACATTCCCAATACCTACACAGATTTGTGCATCAAGTTTTCTGGGCGTGGAAGCACAGCCAATATCTCGGATGATTTATTTCTAAAGATAAACGACTCAAGCTCAAACTTTACTTATCGAAGCCTGACCGCTTGGAATACTGTCGCAAGCTACAACGGCTCGACTAATTTTATGAGCTGGTCAAACGGAACCAACACAACCTCAAACACATTTTCTAACATTGAGATTTACATTCCGAACTACACTAGCTCAAATGCCAAAAGTATAAGTATTGACGGAGTTGGAGAGAACAACAGCTCTACAAACTATCTTTTGAACATCTTGGCTTCTCTTTGGAATCCAGCCACTCAAGCCGCAATTAATAAACTTGAGCTTTATCACACAAGCGGAAACATCGGGCAATATTCATCCGCAACCCTCTATGGCATTACCAAGGGTTCAAGCGGTGGAGTTAGAGTTAGTTAAAAGACAGGTAGAATAAAAACATGACAGATAGACCGACCCGCTTGATTGTGGATTGCAGCTTGCCAGAAGGGCATCCTGAAAAAATCCAAATCGTTCCCCTGACCGACTCTGAGATAGCTGAGCGTGAGGCACAAGCCGCACAAGCCGCTATCGAACAGGCCGAGAGGGAAGCTGCCGAGGCTCAGAAACAGGCAAACAAAGAAAGTGCAAAGGCAAAGCTCGAAGCACTAGGTCTCAGCGAGGCTGAAGTCACCGCTCTCATAGGCTAGTCATGGCTGAGGAAACATCAAGCGGCTCAGTCCGCATCACACAAGCTCAGATTTATGAGAAGCTACTTGAGCTTCAAGCTATACAGATTGAGATTGTTTCAGACCTAAAGAACCTCAAAGACTTACCTGCCCGCATGAACCGAGTAGAGCAGAAACTCGCTCGCATGGAGTGGATTGAGAAGCTGGTCTTTACAGCACTTGGTTCGGGCATCACAGGATTCATTGCGGCGCTATGGGCTTTGATCAGATGAGACACCCCTTTTCAAAGAAACTCATAACCTCACGCTTCGGGGCTACCGCTAACCGCCTGATTGCACACCGGGGTCTTGACTATGCGCCGAAGGAAGGATCACGCATTCCAGCGGTGGCTGATGGCACAGTCCAGTCAGTTAAGTGGTCAAGGGTTTTGGGTTGGGTTTTGATCCAATCAGCTTGGGATGAGATTGGCAAGCGAACAGTTTTCATCGGCTACTGCCACCTTCAGGAAGAACCAAAGTTGAAGGCAGGCACAAAGATAAAGATGAGCCAAACTGTTGGCAAGGTAGGAAACACCGGGTCAGCTTCTAAAGGCCCGCATCTGCATCTTACAATCGGCCCTAGAGTGACCTCAGTAACCTTTGGGCTTGTTTTTGACCCTGAAACCTTTATTGACGAGCGACTAAGTGCCTAGCTGGAAACACCGCCGAAGACTTATCTATTTATCCTTTGCCCTGTCTGCATTCATGATTCTGTTTGGAGCGTTGACCTACCGCTCTGATTCCTCAGTTAGCCGAGAACTAATCATCGGCGGAGTGGCTTTGATTTCTATCATCCTGACCGCTTATACTGCTTTTGCTACTTACGAAGATGTAAAAACTAGAAAGGCACATGATGAAGATATTTAGTGTTGAATTTTGGAGCTACGCAGGGGAAAGAGCAATCAAGACAGTTGCTCAGTCTGCAATCGCTGTTCTAGGCACAGGCTCAATCGGGCTGTTTGCTATTGACTGGGTTTCGCTTGCATCGGTTTCACTCGGCGCAGGGTTTCTGTCAATCCTGACAAGTGTCGCATTCAAAAAAGACTAGGTGGATTACCTACCTCTGTCCCAATGACCATGAATTAGTCTTCGGGCATGAGGTCAATAGTCGAGGCAAGTTTCAGTCAGGTTCGCCTGCTGTTTGCATGACCTGTCAAACCCCCTACAACAGGGCTATCGTTCGCTTGGAAGAGTCGCTGCCCAAATCCCATACTTCTGACCCGACTCAACCGCATACCTGAAACACTCGGCCTTGACGGGGCAGGTGTCGCAGAGTTTCTTGGCTATGACTATAGACAGCCTTCGGCGTGTCTCGTCTCGAATGTCATCGGGAAAAAACAACTCAGGGAAATCCTCACATGGCGCACCGCCAGCGGCGTGAATAGCCTTTAGCAAGCGGTAATGCTTTTGGTCGAAATGTCCCATTGCCCTAGCCTAATTTGAAAATGTCGGAGGCAGGGTAGAAACTATGACCATGTTCAAAACACACGCACCTGAGAAGTTTAACAACGCAACCCTACTCGGAGTCTTCGAGGCTGGTTCTGACGAGTGGCACAACGCTCGCAAGGACTCAATCGGCGGATCAGAGATTTCAACAATCATGGGGCTAAACCCCTTTGAGTCTGCCTACGCACTCTGGGCAAAGAAAACAGGCAAGATACCTTCACAGATTGAGGAGAACTGGGCAATCAGATTCGGCAAGGCGTTCGAGTTGCCAATCCTTCAGCTCTGGTCAGAGGAACATCC